CCAGAAAAACCTTCATCTGGGCACCGATCTCATTGACACAGTTCATGATTCCCGCATTGACTACATAGGCAGAAATAACCTCTTCCCTTGGAAGACCGGAAACACTGTCAATTCCTACAACCTTACGTGCCTGCTTATGCTGGTCTGCAAGCCGTCCCATTACCAGCTTCAGCCGCTTCCCGGTACGGGTACCGATCTGAAGATTATAACGCTTGCGTACTTCGCTGCACACGGCCTCATTCATCTGACGTCCGCCAATTGGAATCTTCTTGTTTATGATAATACGGCCTCCCGTAATAATGGAAAAATTCGTACTCTGGGCACCAATATTTACGATCATGCTTCCTGCATTGTTCTCCAGATCCACACCCATAGCTATGGCATCTGCAATAGGAGCCTCTACCATGTAAACCCTGTTCTTCCGCAGCCAATGTCCATTCGCCACCTGATAATAAGCTCTTTTTTCAATAGCAGTCATGTCCAGAGGAACTGCAAAGTACATGACAGAGCCTATTCCCAGAATTTTATCAATTTTTTTCATCATACTGTAAAGTACAATTTCCTGCAGTTCCAGATTGGCTATCATACCAAAAGCCATCGGCGAACTTACGGAAATATCAGAGGGTGCTTTCTCAAACATTTCATACGCTTCGTTGCCCACGGCTATGATTTTGCGGCCCTTGGCCGCAATCATGTTCTTCTCAATGTAGCTTTTATTTCGAATCATGGAATAGACCTTGACGGAACTGCTTCCAAGGTCTATTCCATATGTTTTTTCAAACAGCATATATCTGTCCCTTCATCCTTACTATGCCCTGCAAAAACAAATACCCGCCACTGGTTTACAGACGGCGTCAGCACTTCCGGCGGATCATTCCTCCGGCATCATTCCCTGTTCTTTAAAGCTAATGTATCTCTGGTCACCGATCACAACGTGATCCAGAAGCTTCACCCCAAGAATCTCCCCAGACCGGTAAATACGCTCTGTAATTTTCTTATCACATTCACTGGGCGTAGGATCTCCGCTTGGATGGTTATGAACCAGGATCACACTTACAGCGTGAAACTTCAATGCTTCCATAAAAACCTCCCTTGGAGTGATCAGAGTTGAATTCACGGTTCCCCGGGAAAGCATCTGCTCACCAAGAAAATGGTTTTTTCCATCCAGCAGCATAACAATCAATATTTCCTGCTCTTCGTGCCGGAGACGTTCCATATAGTATTTTGCTATCGTGATGGGTTCGTTAAAAGAAAGTCTTGGTCTGGCAACAGCAGACGCCATCCGCTTGGAAAGCTCCCCGATACATTTCAGCTGGACGGCCTTGACTTTCCCGATTCCGTTCACCTTCATCAGATCCGGAATGGACATATGTAAAAGTCCCAGAAGTCCCGGATAGGAGGTATCTTTCGTAAGACTTAAGATTTGATTGGCGAGTACAAGAGAATTGCAGCCTTGTACACCGCTTCTCAGGATCACTGCCAGAAGCTCGCTGTCGCTGAGCACGGATGGTCCCCACTGCAGACATTTCTCATAAGGACGTGACGACTCCGGCAGTTCTCTGATGGTCTGTTTCATTTCATTCATATCTTTCACCTGCAGTTCTCCAGGACTGACAGGATACTGCTCACACCATACCCAAAGCATACTTCGCGCAGCTTTGCCAATGAACAGTAATGGGACTGTTCTTCATGCCATAATAAGCAGATTCTTCTTATTCCCCGAGACACAAAGACAGTTTTCCCCGCATTGTGTTTCACAATGCAGACTCATTTTAGCATAAAAAAGGAGAGATGTACACTCTCTCCTAAAAATTTCTAAACTTTTTAGAAATATAGCTCGCTTTGCCAGTATTCTCAATGGTTTGCGGCGTGCTGTTTTAGCTACTACACCATTTTTACACCATTTTTATATTTCCATTTTTTTCATTTCATTGAATAATGTATCGTCGGTTACATGGCAATAAAGATCCATTGTCATTTGTAATGTACTATGTCCTAATATTTTTTGAAGCGTTTTTGGATTCATTCCATTTTCTATGGCTCTTGTCGCAAAAGTATGTCTGAATGTATGCGGAGTAAATTTCTCAACAAAAATATCGTTCTTATCCATATTTTTCAAAATAGTTTTTATTGCTATAATAATGGAAGTTTCCTGTAAGGGTCGTCCGTTTTTCGTGTAAAACACAAGATTTGGAAACTCTATATTCCTGCGCTCTTCTTCATATTGATTATGTCTTTGTTGTTTAAGAGCTTCTTCACATTTGTTCGTCATAGGTATCAATCGTTTTCCGCAAGCCGTTTTAGGAATATGATATTCAAAATAATATCCATTTTCTCCCTGCACATAACACATGGTTCTGTTGACACGAACGAAACGTTTTTTAAAATCAATGTCGCTCCAACACAATCCACCAAGTTCGCCTATTCTCATACCAGTTTCAAGCGCAACAACAAATAAATTATAATACCAGCTTTGTTTCGCATATTCAAGAAATAAGTTTGTTTCCATAATACTAAGTACACGACGTTCCTTCTTAGGGTCATTATGCAATCGGGTGTTAACATGTTTTGCTGGATTTTTAATTAATAAATCATTTTTTTGTGCGATATTTAACATATTTGATAATACCATTTTGACATCGCGTCTATGTTGATCACTTTTAAGTCCATTTAATGTCTCTTGTATTTGTAATGGTGTCAATGATTGTATCTTTCGCCAGCCAAGTTCTTTTTTTACGCTTCTGTAATTTCTTGAATATTGAATTATACTGGTATTTCTACAATTTCCTTTACATGTAGTTATCCAAACCTTATACCACTCGTCTAATGTCATGTTACTTTTTACCAGATTTACTCCATTGTCATCAGCAGTCTGGGCTTTTCGCATTTGGGTTCTTAGATTGTTTAGGTTCTTATCATATAAAGTTTCCCTTTTTCCAAAGCGATTTGTGAATCTAGCTTGATATAAACCGTCTTGTCTTTGAGTGATGCCAA